CCAAGAATACGCTTGATTCTATTTACTACATACGGAATATCGTAAAATGAACTGTTCCAGCCGCTTAGTACATCTGCGTCTTCAATAACGTCCATAAATGCATTCAACATATCCCCTTCTTTTTCGAAGAGAACCACATTACCGACTTGGTCTGCTATTTCTTGTGCTTCATCCCACGTAAGTGTCTCCGGTGGTATTGCTAGACAGATAATTTCATCTAACCATTGTAGATGTACAGAGATAGATGTAATAGAGTTCTTTGCATCTGCAGGATCCGACCAGCCAAAGTCTTTATCAAAGCTGGTTTCAATGTCGAAAAATGCTACATGAAGTGCAGGTGCGTCAATGTGCTGATAGTTGTGCTCGAGACAACGGAAAACAGGATCCACATCCGTTTCCCACTTCTTCACATTGTGAGAAAGTGTCTTAACAAGCTTTTGTTTTTCAGCGTATGTGCGTGGAACAACCTTCTTTACTGTATCGCCGTAGATAGACTTATTAGTCCCTCTCGGATCGTTTATAAAAAAGTGATAGTCAGGTGCGTATTCCTTGTAAACTCTCTTACCGTTTACTCTTTCAACAATCCTGATTAGTTCTGATTCGCCGCTCTTCTTGAAAAATGCGTCAACGTAGATAGCAGTTCCCCTTAACCTAGGCCACCGGCCTTGTACAGATCTTCGAGCTCGTCAAAAGCTTCGCGCTGATCGTTCATGGTGCCCTTTTGGACAATCTTGATAAGTTTGTTTAGTTGTGCTGGCTTGACTTCAAGCTCTTCTGCGATGGCGGAAACAGTATCCTTTAGACCCTCTTTTAGATCCTCTATTTCTTGCATCACCTGTACACCATCAGCTACCAGTTGCTTCAATCTGGCCACGTTTTCAGGGCTTAGTTTCGCCATTTTCTTTTTCCTTTCATTCAGTTTCCCATTTTTCTATTAGATTATAGCCGGCGGCTCTTATCTTATTACTTCGTGCCTGTGTCCTACCGTTCAGATCACCGAATGATATTTTTGATACACGATTTATATCTGTTGAATTGAATCGATTTAGATTTCCGTGCCAAAAATCTCCATAAAATTCATATACGGTGTTTGATTCCGAGTCATAAGCATCGACCTTATATTTCTTACTATCAATAATGATAGTCTTCTGCCTATGTTCGTGTGGTATATTTATAGAATCTAACCAGGCTGATTCTGATTTCGATACGTTGACACAACACTTCGGGCAGCCGCTTCCTCTAAGATGTACGTGTGGATTTTGTAAAAATAATCCGTGCGCTGGACATACTATTGATACCTTCTTACCAAATACTGTATTAGAATAATCGAATTTATTTTTATGTACAATCTGTGCCCGCTGTATAAAACTACGAGTATCTAAGTCGGCACAGATATTGCATCCTGCCTTATTATAGAGATGATCGCTCGGTGTTTGGAAAAATTCACCGTGTATGCGACATATAATCTTTATTTTTGTTCGTACATTTTTATATTCTATCAAAGAATAATCATATCTATGCTCGTGTATTTTGTTAGCACGTATGATAAATTCTCGTGTATCTAATCTTTTCATAGCACATTATATGAAAAGTAACGCAAAATGTCAAGCGTTTCTATCTCGATCCGTACGCATTTCCAGTTATAGGATCATTGGTCCCTTTGTAGGATTGAGGATCGTATCCGTGTATAGGAGATAATTTACCTTCCCGTTGATCTTTATGTGTAAATTGATTTACAAATCTGAATTTTTGGTCGGGCATCACACGGTCAATCCACTCCACAATAAAGGGGCGAATGTCCATACCGGGATTTTCCTCGCTAAGTGCATTCAGTTGATCTGTAAATTCGTCATCGACAATAAGATCTTGAATATAGATTGATGCAATAGTGGCCGGAATTGGCTTATTCATCATTTCTTTGAGAGCATCAAAATCATTGTTGCTCAAAGGAAGCCTGTGTACAGCTTCACTTATTTTTTTGACTGGTCGGACTCCGTAGCGGACTGCTCCGTGTGCGAGGTCTTTTTTCTCGCGTGCCGTTCTGGCCCTTTTCGCATTAGAATAAGGACCGCTAACTCTTTCGCCAGTTCTATGATCGTAGACTTCATACTGATTGCTATTATTTTCAGAATCTTCAGCAACACGGTGAAAACTTCCTATTTCTTTCTTAAACTCGTCGTAGTGAGTTTGAAGTTGTTGTTTTAGAAAATCTTTGCCATTACGGGAAGTGGCAGGATCAAGGATCTTATCTACGCACTGGTCGATCTTCTTCTGAAGTAGTCCAATACGCTCGGCCTTTCTTGGTGAGAGATCCTTGTCGCGTAAATTTTTCGGCAATAATATTTCAAGCATTTTCATATGCTTATTTATCACAAAAGAGTGATAAAGTCAAAAGTAAAGGACCCGAGGGTCCTTGTGCTTAGAGTTTGAATTCTCGTTTTACTGTTTCTGGAACAATATCGAATCCCTGACTATTTGCTGCTGCAATGATTGCAGGTAGTACGAAAATAGTGCCAGGCATTGCGATCAAGAATGCAAAGCCAGTTGCCTTCATTAGCTGTTCAGCTTGCTTATTTGCTGCTGCAATATCGTTAATAGATGCATCGCCTGTGAACGACTTTTCATAAGTCTTCCACATCTTGTGGCTGTTGGCTGCTTCTGCCTGAAATACAGTGTGGACTTTTTCGAAAGTATTCTTTACGTCAAGCTGAGTCTTTGGAAGAGCTGCAAGCATGTCGCGAGTAATCTTGAAATAATCATATGGGGTCTTTGGTAGTGCTGTGAACATTTTATTTCCTTTAGTGCTATAAGCCACTAAGTCGAAACTGCCTCCCTGTGAGCACAGTCCTTGTGGTAACACTATTTAGCAAAAAATGCTGCAACCGCACATTTTACGGTCTTTTCATGCCTTTCTTGACACGTTCGAGTACCATACGTTTGATTTGAATGTTTAAATTAAGTGGCAAACATTCATAGAACTTTTCAACATTGTTATTCAGTGCATATTCGCGCAGTAGTGATGCGCTTATACCTTCCACACCTTCGAGCAAAGAATCACGATTTCCTGCAGATATGATTTCGAGATCCATTCCCCATGCATTTGCGTATTGTGGCATTCTTTCTGTAAATTGTGGTGCTTGGTCACTGCCTACAACTAGGAAAGCTTTGGTGTATTTTCCCCTGAAACTTTCTAAGGCCTGAAATGGAGTCTTGATTGCAGAATCACGAGAGATAGACACACCGGGAAAAGCTGCTTGGCAAACACGAAGCTTGAATGCCCAATCTAGTGGATCTGTAGGAGCCTTTTGCACTTGAGATAGGAAAACACGGTGATCTGCACCGTGTTTTCTCGCAGTCTCGACGAGACACTGAACAAGTTTCTCGTGGCCAATAGTCGGCGGTTGCATGCATATTCAGCGGCCGAAGGTAAAAACAACAGATTTGTTGCTTCCTTCGGCCATCCTCCTCTTATCGTTATTTTCTAACATCACTGTCCTTTATGTAGGCATAACCAAGATCTTGTAGTGTCTGTCCTATATCAGCTTTTGTAATTAGCGGACATCTTTCCGCACGACGTTGAGAGATAGGTAAATCTAATACCTTGAAAAGCAATCGTAATCCATTTGGAGTTATTATCGGATTGGCAATACAGAATTCTTCTGCACTATAAAAATCGCCAATAGGTGTTCTAATTGCTTTTCTATTTGGATTATTTTTACTTAATTTTTCTCTCGATTCTGCGGTGTGGTTGAATGATACTCTATGATTTTTACCTGTTCGAGTAATACTCATTTTCTGTCGAGATGATTCTGAATGTTTTCTATTTGTCCAAGTTTCTCCGGGTTTCTTCTTGGATAATTTTATTTGTATCTTTTCATCTTCTATAATTTTTTCTGCCGAATCTATATCTATGCCGGTTGCGAGTAAAGCTCTAATTTTTGAATTACCCTTTAGCCGTGCAAGTCTTTTATTTTCATCCGATAGACAGTTATAGATATCGCTGCCGGCCGCAAATGGTTTTGAATTGTAATACTTCGCGTTCAATTCTTCTTTCTTTATCAGGGAAAGCCATCTTTCTTCTCTTTCCCGTATAAACGCATTGGTACACGATTCGTAGAACTCTAATATGCGACGCCTGAATGTTTCCGGACGGGATTTATAGGCAGACTGAAAATACTTATTACTTCCTGTATATCCATCATCTAACCTGCCAGAATGAGATCCGAGATAGAACTTATTACGTTTACTATCTTTCCATAGGTATACAAAACCAGACTTCATATGCGTATTATAGCAGACCTATGCTGAATATGCTATTACACCTTAGGTGGTTTTGGAAGTTCTTCTTCCTCAGCTGGTGCTGCAATTGCTGCCTTGGCCTGTACGTGGCGCGAATCATCCTTGTTGTCAAGAAACTTGCCAACACCGAAACTGCCTGTACCATATAAAAGATACGCTGTAAAGAACTCAATAGTCATACCGCCCAATAGTACAAGCTTCCACATAAAGACTGTTGCTGCGAATGCGACCAAAAGTGCAATAACGCGGGAAGATGAGTATCTACCAGTCGCGTTATCTTGCAGCGATTCTCTAATGATTTTACCGATTGTCTGAAACATGGTTATACTCCTGTTTTATGTATTTATCGGATTTACCATATTTTGCGGCCGTAAAAAAGCCCCTCGGAAGGGGCTTTGTAAATCTACCTATTAGCTATTACTGAGCTACTTGGTATGTTACGATAACTACGCAAGAACCAACTCCTGTAGTCTGTCCTGCAACAGTTCCGATCAACTGTACTACACCGGCTTCTGTTACATAGCATTCTGCCATGTAAAGCCCTGTCGACTGTGCATCATTTTCTGCAGTGGTCATGTATGCAGCAACGCTGCCAGACTTACCAACAGATAGTGTTGATGTTGGGTTAACTACGTCAACACGTACCTTAACAGAAAGAACAGTTGCGCCTGCTGGCATTGCTGTTCCAATGTTGGTTGTACCATCAGCCGCCAACGATACAGTAGCAGTGAATGCCTTAACTGCACCAGCTGCTGCACCAGAAGCGATAGCAGTGTCAACGTATTGCTTGTTGGTTAGGTCGTTTGATGCCAAACCAGTTGCATAGTCAGCTGCTGTTGGGCCGCTTACCGATACCTTTGTAGCTGTACCAGTTGCAAGCTTCATCAATGTGCTGCCTGTACCGGACTCGAGTGTCAATACTGTGTTACCACGTACTGTCAATGCTGTACCTGTGTCAGACTGGATAATACCAGCACCAACTGGGCCAACGATAACAGAACCAGTACCATTTGGCATCAATACGATGTCACCGTTGGTTGCTGTTGCTGTAACTACCACATCAGTTGCACTGCCTTGGAATGTACCTGTACCAACAGTCAATGTGTCTGTACCATTGAACGCGAATGCTGCTGCATTGCCGAGTGCCGATGTACCTGCACCGTAAGGGATTCTACCAGCTGCAAGAGTTGTAAGACCAGTGCCACCGTGTGGAACATCAACAGTGTTAAGTTGGAACGATAGTGCGTTTGTACCAGTTGTGACGGTAATTGCGCTATCAGCACTCGAGATTGTAACAGTTTCACCGAGCGATACTGCTTCTGGTGCGCCTGTGTTACCTGCAAATGTGATTGTGCTTGCTGCCAACTTAGCGATAGGCACTGTTCCAAGAACAACGTTACCTGCTGTTACTGTGAATTCAGTTGCGTCGAATGTTGCAACACCCTTTTGCGATGAAGATGCATCAGCAGCGGTAATTGTAACTGTCGATGTACCAGCTGGGGATTCTGTTGTGGCTGTCGAAATACCTTGTGTCGAAGTACCCTTGATCTGCAATGTGTCACCGAGGATAAGTGAATCAGTTCCTGTATCACCGTTTAGGGTGAATTGGGAATGTGTCAACATAGCATTTGTAACCTTGGCAGCCTGGATCTTTAAACCAGATGCAGATTGGATAAGACCAGAGTCACCTGCAACAGCTTCGTCGAGCACGAATGTGATTTGTCCTGATGTTGTGCTATTTGTAAGTTGAATTGCCTTGCCGGATGCAATATCAGCACCAACTTCGCCTGTAGGCAAGTCCATAATACCGGCACCTAGCAACACGCTAATAACTGTACCAGCAACATCAATACCTGTACCACCAGTGTATGCACCAGCGCCTGAGAACTGAACCCATGTTTGACCGGCGAATGTGGACAATGTAGCTGTCTGAACCCATGCGGAATCAGCATATGTACCGTCTGTTGAGAATACCGATGCACCGTTTAGTTCTGAGAATACATTTGCATCTGTTGCACGAACCCAAGCACCTGCAGCCGCAACGTAGATACCGTTGTCTGCATCAGTTGTTTGATTTGTAACCAATACGCGATCACCGGCAAGTAGTGTGTAACCTTGAATTGAGTATAGACCTGTAAGAGCAATGTCTGTTATCGAAAGAATTGCAACAGCTTGCTTCCAGCTTAGGCCAGTAACTGCGTTATCAACGTAGTTCTTATTGGCGGCGTCGGATGCGTTAACTGGATCTGGAAGACCTGTAACTGTTGCACCAGACATAATCAAATTGCCGGTCATTGTATCGCCGCTTAGGTTTACATATGTAGCGTCAACCAATGCTGTAATATCAGCTGTTGTTACGGCTGTGTTACCTGTTACGCGACCCTTGGTATCGAGTGTAACCTTCAAGAATGTACCAGTTGCAGCTTGTGAAACTGTTGCAAGACCGAATGTTGTATCTGTTGTTGCACCGCTTGCATCGCCAGTGATAACTAAATCACCAGAAACTACGTTCAGCGAACGTGTTGTTGCTGTGCCGTCGCCTGTACGAACCATGTATCCAAGTGTTGTCAATCCTTCAAGTGCTGCCAAGTCATTCGAAAGAGCGAATGTTGGGTCACCAGCGACGCCGTCAGCGTTTGTGATTGTGAATCCAGCTGCTGGTGCTACTAGCTGACGCTGTGCCCATACGTTGGATGCTGTACGAACTGCGAAACCTGTGCTTGCTAGACCTTCAAGTGCTGCCAAGTCGTCTGCAAGTGCTAGAGTTGGATTACCTGCTACGCCGTCACCGTTTGTAACAGTGATACCAGCTGCTGGGCCAGTAATTGTTGCTGTACCGTATGTAACAGCACCAGTCTGAACCATGATACCAGTCGATGTCTTTGCTGCCAATGCTGCAAGACCTGCGTCATAACCTTGTACACCGGATGTTACGCCAGGAGCGGCTTGCAACCATGTGTTACCTGCGCCAGCGTAAATAACGTTTGCTACGCCAGTTGATGGGAAAATCTCGTCTAGGGTGTCCTTACCTGCGACGCCGGATGCCAAGTTTACAAGTGCTGTTGTTAGGTTGGTTGCACCACCGAACAATGTGTTTGTAAGGGCAGCGGCAACGTTTGTTGTACCATCAGTGTTAACCATTGAACCCAATGTGGCTTCAATGTTGTTAACTTCTGTCTGCAATGCTGTTGCATCACCGCCGGTTGCCAATGTCATCCATGTTGTACCGTTGTGGAACTCGACGTATGCGGCTGTTGGGGCATCGTTATTTACACGAACCAAACCTGCTACGCCGGCTGGACGTGCTGCTGTATCACCGGTAGGAACCAATACTGCTGCTGCACCAGAAATTTGTGGTACTCCGCCGGCGGACTTTTGGATCAAATCTGTACCACCGACTGATAGTTTACCAGATTCTGCAGAGAGAACCAAGTTACCTGTTGTTAGTGTTACGTTACCAGCAGAGGATGTTAATCCTGCTGTGGTTACTGCTGCATCGGTCGAACCGTTAGCAGCCTTGAAGTTGAAAATGCCCGAGTTGTTAACAAGGCGTGTACCTGCCTTACCAAATTGTAGGTCACTACCTACACCAACTAGGCCGAAATTCTTTACGTTAGCCATTTTTTACTATCTCCTTGATTTGAGGCCAACATGGCCTTCAGCGTGTTATTTATCCTATCAATCTATAATCATACATAAGATACGATTATTTGTGCCGAACCTAGTGTTGACGTACTTGGATCGAAAGTCCCTCGTATCGTTACATCACCTTGAGCTGTATCTGTACCAAAAAGAACGTCTGTGTATGTGGTATAAGTTCCAGCAACAGTGAGATCAATCAATCCCGGAACCATAAGTCCCTCTGGGACTGGTGGTGGGGATAATGTTGGATTACTCACTTGATATCCTATAGATAATGTTGCCGGTCCGTTAAATGGCGTAGTAACTTCAACAGTAATAAGTGTTACACGTCTTCCGGTGCTTATTTCTCCAATATTTATCGTCGCTGCGGTTGCAGTTGTAAGCGTATATTCTAATGATTTTGCATCAGTAGTAGCACTGTCTTGGTTACTGGTTTGTACCCAACTTGCTCCGTCGAATAGCCACATACTCCATTCGCCTACATGATTTCCTTGACTATCATCGCTATTGATAACGTATGCCTGATCGCCGAGATATGGCGCCAGTGAATTCAATGCAGCAAGATTAGAAACTACAACCGATGTCGATGTTCTTATACCCTCTGCGATATACATTCCACAAGCTTTGATTCCGTTCTCTACAGAAATTAGTCCATAGTCGCCTGTAGGCGATCCGACTACATCTAAAAAGTTTATGGGTCTTGAATCTATTGCAATAAAGGTTACTCGATAGTCGGAGGAACCGGTGGTAAACGTAGGGACACCTGATCCCGAAGCATTACCTGAAAAGCTAACACCATTTATATCGGCCTGAGTATTAACAATGGTAATTGAACCGCCTGTGCTATTTGTTATTACCAGGGATGCTGCTCCAATGGTTGTCGCAGTTATGTTCGGAATATTGGCATTATTTATAGCAGTCTTCATGTCAACTGCTCTCGAATATCCCACATATCCTGCATCCGAAGATGAAATATTAAATGTCACTAATGTTCCGTTAATTGTTGCCGCAGGGTATGGTGCGGTTACATTTAACAATATTTCACCATACAACGGTGATAATGAAAGTGTGGTAGATGCGGTAGACGGTACAAGATTCTTTGTGGCATGAACACCAGTCTGACTTGCTACTAATTCTATAGCAGTAACAAGATCGTCGAGATTACCGCTGGCTCCGCCAATGACTACATCTATGTCGTTTAACTGAAATACATTACCTGGTGTAGTGCTAGAATTTGCATTACTATATGAAATAGAATTTGTATTATTTCGTATCTTTAGATAGATCTGAGATCCACCCGGTGTCAATGTAAGTCCGCCAGGATTGTTTGGATCTGTATAAATTATATCTCCAATCTGGCCTGGCAAATTATCCAAAAAGTCAGTAATTTTCTGAACAGGATTAATCGTGAACCATCCGATAATGGTATCTGAGATTGATGTAATTCTACCAACCGGGATTATGGACGAAGTTGACGCTAATGCAAAACTATGAGTAGAAACATCTGTGCCAATAACATCGTTGTTCTGAAAACCATTTCCGGACTGGTACAAAGGAAAATCATACTGTAGATTGATATACTCAAATCTACTAAGTAGGTTGGTAAAGAAGTTTGCCGACACTCCAGCTTCCGGTATGGGATCAATTTGCGGAACTCCCGAATCACTAACCGAGAATGCAACATAGTATCCGAGCGGTGGTGAACCGTCGCCCTGCTGTGTTACGTCTCTGTATGTATTGTATCTATAGATATCCTGCACAATAAATTGTATGGATTGAGTGGTTTTCGATACAACACTAATAATTTGCCAGGCTGCGCCCGATGATGCATTGGCAATCCATTGCCCTACAGAAATATCTTGACCGTTATATGCGCCAGGCTGTCTACTTAGATTGGAACTGTGTAATTGCTGAGATACATCACATGTTAATATCCATCTATAAGCATTCTGCTGAGCTGAGGGCTCTGGATTTCCGGGCGCCACCGGAAATAGAGCAGGGTTGTACCATGGCATGGTGTCCGATGGTACAACTGATATCAAGTTCAACTGAACTGACTTTAGTGGAATATTTAGAAATGACATATTAGAATCCGAAAACAACCATCAAGTATGCTCTTAATCCAATACCGCCGACCGCACCCGTGGCAGTCTGGGTTAGAGTTAGCGTCAACAAATTAGTAGCGGTAAAGCTTGTTAAGATATCCGGAGTTGCAACAGTTCCGCCGCCGGCGATTGTGTTTGTGCTGTATGCTGTAATATCCTTAACCACAAAGTTATTCGTGGTTGTATTCTGAGCATAAGTTGTAATCGACTTAGGTGGATTTGATTTACCAGTAAATGCGTAAGTTGTGGTACATGCTGCACCACTCGTAATTGTTGCTGTAACACCAGATGTCATCGATACTAGGTTACCGACACCGCTCGAAAAGGCTCCGCCTGCGCCTGTATCGTATTGGTATATAACAATTTCGGGTGTGCTGCTTCCACCACTTGCAGTAATAGTAGTATTTGTTACACCGGTAATTCTACCTTTGCTGTCTACCGCAAAGACCGGCACCTGTGTAGCACTACCATATGTGTTTGCTACCACGGTTGTGTTTGCTAGGGTTGCTGCAAATGAGCCAGTGCCAGTGCCTGTAACGTCGCCTGTAAGTGTAATCGTTTGATCGCCGGTGTTGGTTCCGCTTGACAATCCACTATGCGTGCCTGACAAGTTAGATCCAGTAACTGTACCGACCGCAGCAACACTCGATGGAGTAATAGAACCGAGTGTCAGTGTAATAGCTGGAGTTGTGGTTGCTGTTGCCACTGTGCCAGAAACCCCGTTGGCGGTTACCACAGATACAGTTGTAACGGTTCCGCTACCGCCGCCGGAACCGTTACTTGCTGAAGTAATACGACCTTTGCCGTCAACAGTAATATTTGCACTGGTGTATGAACCAGCGACAACCGCTGTATTTGCTAGTGACAAAGAAAGTGCAGGAGTTGTTGTTGACGTTGCAACAGTTCCTGTAATATCAGATGTGCCAGTTACCGAAACAGTAGTTACTGATCCACTTCCGTTTGCTGTCCAGGATGCTGTT